GTTTCTTCTTCCATGCGGACAGCGCCCATAGCCATTGAAGTAGCAACCTGGATAGGTTGAAGGTTCAAGTCATGACGTTGTGCAACGTTGATGTTTAGGTCTTTAGCCATAGCAACTTTGATTGTATCTTCTGTGTACATAAGAGCACGGAAAGTCGTACCAGATGTTTCGTCAGTAATACGTTGTGTAGTAACCATGTTAACACCACGGAAGTTAGGAAGACCACCGTTTGACAATACTTTGCTGTCTTGGAAGTCGAAAGATGTAAGTTGGTTAGAACTATCACCTAACAAGTCTTCTTTAGCGCGAGCGCCAAGAGCACAGTAAATGCGCTGACCATCGATATCAACTTCGTTTAACTCAAGAATACGTAAAGCTTGGTTGAACTTAGCAACAGTTAGACCAGCAGAACCGTGAGCGATTTGGTTGTTAGAAGTATCAAAAGAAGCAGAACCAGATCCATCTTTACCAGTTGAAGCAGCGTTAAGAGCAGCAGAGATGATAATATCATCAAGGTTCTTAGCGTGAGCTCGAGCTAGTTTCATAGCGTAATCAGAAGTAGGATCGATTAACATTTTAACTTTGTCGAAATCTGACAAGTAAGTGTTAGCGTCATACACACGGATTGTAGCCATACGACGTGAGTGAGCAGCATCTTGTAAAGAAACAGGAGCAGTTGCTGAAGTTACTTCGTTAGCTGTGAATACACCTAGTCTATCAAAGAAGTGTTTCTCACCGCTTGCAATTTCTAGTTTAACAGTAGGACGCAATTTAGACGCTTTCTGTTCTACTAGGTGATGCAAGTCAGCCTTGAACTGATTGATATATGCGGTATCAATTGTACGTGACATGATTTATATCTCCTAAAGGGATTATTGAAAGTTAGTTAAGGTTTGATCAGACCACTTGTCCCGAAGGGGTGATTGTCCTAGTCTTAACGCGACCTACTCGGCGGGGAAGTTTTGGGAGGGAGCCCCGCAGGCACCTTATCTCCCAGCTTCGATCTGACGTAGTTTCTGCATCTTAGCTACGGCATCTTTGTGGCCAGGGTGCATATCGTCAAAATAAGCAGCAGTAAAACCTTGGTCAGCATATAACTGTTTGATGCGATCAGCAGCACCGTCAGCAGTCATACCAACACGTGTTGTACCTTCTAAGCTACCTTTCTCTTGTAGAGATTCTGCAAGGTCAGCTAACATCACACGTAGACCTGGGTTGTTACCAGCAAGTTGTTTAAGCTCAGCTACCGCTTCAGGGTGCTTAGCTTCATATTTATTCATCACTTCTAGGGAAGCAGCGATACGGTTATCGTAGTCACGTCCCCAAGTTTCTTTAAGAGCTGCTTCAGATTTAGCTAAATACTCAGCTTGTTCTTTCTGAATCTGTTCTTCACTAGGAACAAAGCTAGCTTCGAACTCTGCCAATTTAGCAGCTTGCTCTTTAGATAGGCCAATCTCATGTGCTAAGGTTTTGAACTTCTCTGAAGCTTCAGCATCAAATGCAGCTTCGAAGTCACCTAGCTCATAGCCAGACACTTCTTCTGGTCGGCCTAGTTTGTTATAGAAAGCAGCCTTCTCTTCATCGGTACCTGGTAATTTAACCACACCATCGATAGTAGATAGCTTGCTATAGAATTCTTGTTTCATCTCATCTGATGAATCTTCGTTAGGAAGGCGGATAGAGTTACCTACCATCTTCTCTAGATTAGCGTAGCTCTTAAGCACGTCATCAGTAGATTTAAAACCCTTTGCTTCTACTAGGCCTTTATAATCTTCAGATATAGATCCTAATAGGTCTGGGGTTTGTACGGGTTCAACCGGTGCACTTTCAGTTACAGCTGGTTGTTCAGGGTTGTTGTTGATTTCTTCAGTCATAGTCTCTCTCCTCATTTTGCATTGATTTATATCTTTCCTCAATTTTATCGAGATCTTCGTCTTTAAGCGCTTGCATGAGATTTATTACAAACTGCTTAATGGCCACGTTGGCGTTGGTCTCTTGTTGCGTATCGGCGAAGGGGTTGGTATATACAAACCTCTTTCTCCATTCGACTAATACTTTCTTTCCATCATCAGAGTTGAATAAAGCTTTCAACGCCTGTTGATAAATCTTCTCCTCTCTATTAAACATTAAAGTCTCCTCTTACTTTTGTGTTTTAGCTTGCATGTCCGCCATTTGAACACCAGCTTCAAGCATCTGTTGGGCTTGGGCAGCTTGGGCTCTTTGTTGTCTGATTGCATCAATCTCGTCTTGGTTACGTAGGACATCTTCAGGTATGCCACGTTGTTTACCAATACCTCTACCCATTGCATCAAAGTTGACGATGTCTCTTACTTCTGGGCTTAGTTGAGCAAGCTGGGCTAATTCATTTAAGTAGCCTAACTGGTTCGATACGTCTTCTAATTGTTGTGACTTAGCGAACTGGTTGACAAACTTAATTTCCACATTGACACCCTCTTCCTGGAGCTGAGGAGGAAGCTCTGGGAGGGCGCCATTGCGGAACAGTATGCTGAATACGCGTAGAACGATTGGCTCTAAGAACTCGTTATTCAGCCGGCCTAAGGTAGGACCAAATACACGCTGAATCTCTTCAGCTCTTTGACGTACTTCAGCAGCAGTCATCTCACCAATTTCATTTCTTGGTGGTAATAATAATTTATCTAGGAAGAAAGCTCTACGTACTTGATCAACTAGTTTCTCTTGTGTACGGAAAGCGCCGTCTGGGTTAGCTCCTAATTGTAAAGGAGTGATAGCACCTTTAGTTCTGACTGTGTTAAGTCCACCAGGTCTAACATCCAGAGTACCCATAACATCTCTCTGAACGACTTCTAGTGGTGGTCTATTAGCCAGAGCAGCAGCGGCTAATTCTTCTCTTCTTAATTGGTTAAGGGTACGTACGTCAGGGATAGCTATATCACCTGGGCCACGACCATAACGTTCAGCAGGGTTAAGTTCATAACGACCTACTGCTAATGGGAAATTGTAGTAACCATCTTCTAGAGCAATGTGGCCAGCTTCTACGTTAATGTAAAGAGAAGCGTAAGGACGGTTAGCAGGGGCAGCATCACCAACGCTGTTGATCTTGACAGTGTCTCTATCTCTCTTGAATACAGCTTGGATGAATGCGAATTCTTTGTTAGGATCTTTCTCAAGAGTCTTGATAATATTCTCACCAGCTTTCTCACCGAATAGATCAAAGGCTTGTTGAGCTGTGAAGTTCATCTTACGGTAATAAGCGTTAACCATACCGTCAGCATCTTCTTCCCACACTACGTTAGCAAGGTGAAGGGCTTTAGCTTTAACGCCTTGGAACTCACCATCTTCATCGAACTTAGGATCTAATAATAGAGACATGTTACCGAAAGCTGTGTACATAGGGTAACACTTAGCAATCTCTGTATCGAAGTTAGATTCGTTAATAGCTTTATGAATTCGGTTAGATACCTCAGATAACCATTCAACAGCATCAGCATCATTATTAAGCTCTTCACTATCAAATGCAATCTTAGACCACTTAGTAGCCGGGTTAGTAAGAGCAGAGTGCATAGCAGATGCTAGGTCACGGTTAGCTTGAACAGCTGTAGAGTCCATAAGACGATCAGTCTTCTTAGCACCAGGGGTAGAGTTAACACCGTGAGTCGTACCAGTTGAACTAGCACTACCCATAAATAAACCTGATTGCATAGGAAGGATAAATTCAGCTATAACTTTCCAGTTAGCTTCAGCATTCTTACGCTCAGTAGAGTGAAATAGGCTCTCTACTTTAGAGATAATCTTCTTAGCTTGATCGCTCATATTAGCTTCCTAGTAGGTTACCTTTACCTGAATCTTGTTTGCTTGCTAGTTTACCACGTTGTGTAGCAGCTCTACGTCGTTTAAGAGCACGTAGCTTATCTTGTTGTTCTACACCAGTGGCTTCACCTTTGTTGATAGCGCCAGCATCTGGATCGTTAACTGGCTCAGGGGCAGCAACAGGTGGTGGGGGTGGTGGAAGTTCAGGTTGCTTCTGACCTTTAAGAGTACCAACTATACCCGCTACACCTGATGCAACAGATATGATTGGAGCTACAGCGGCAGCAACAGCAGCGATTTTACCCATTATACTTTCCTTCGCATATAGTGCGTGTCTTGTTTGAAATAACCAAAATGCTCTAGTGCTTTCCCCGTCTTAAGATGATCTTGTGGTAAAGCTAGGTTCCACATCTGGATACCTTTAGAGTCCATTAGCTTCTCTATCTCAGTAAGTAACTGACCTAGGTTCTCAAATGAACGAGCGGTAGGATCTATATGCCACACCATCTCTGTACAGTTACTAATGTTCTTGTTGTAGATAAAAGGTCCTACACAACCTACGAAACAACTGACAGCTTCTCCAGTTTCATTTCGACCTACAATACCTAGTAGGATTTGATGTTCTTCTAATAATTTAAACTGATCGTAGTCTACGTCGTAATCGATACCTGTATTCTTATGGAAATCTGATTCGTACCACCAGTTCCCACATAGCTTGACTACCTCGTCAAAGTGCTTATCTACTACTAAGGGCTCGTAAGAGATCTTCAAAGCACATCCTCCTCAAGATGTTAATCGAATAAATCGTAATCTGTATTAATTGTAAGTTTGTTGATCTGATAGAACATATCAGTTTTCTTATTCTCATGGATACCGAACATACGGAAAGCATCGGCGGCATGGGAGTTTTCATCATGGACTGGATCTTTTATGAAGATCTTACGTCTTTTATCATATTTACGATGGTATAGTTCTAATCGCTTTAGACCTTCTGAACAGGCCTTGGAATCAAAGAAACATCTGGAGAACTTCTGTCTGGTCTGTTCTATTCCGTCTTGGACGCCTAATTTAGGCAGGACCTCGTAGTCTCCGGATACTTCCTTTTCGTAGCAACTTTCTTCGAAGCTTTGAGCTACTGTACTTACAACACGACCATTGACACGGTGGTCAGCATCATGCGGTAAGTAGTGTATACCGTAAGTATAACCTAATTCTTTCAGTTTGTCAACATAAAAATCGATTCCTTCGCCATTTTTTTCAAAATAATCTATGAAGACATAAGCATTGCCTATCTTCTGCATAAACCATATGGCTGTTGAATCGTCTAATCCTAAATCCCAGAAGGTATGTACTGGGGCGTGTTCATCTGGTACATAGGTTCCAATGCGGTCTTTAGACCAGGCCACATCTATCAGGTCAGCATATATAGCACCCTTCATAGAGGTAGCAAAGGAACATCCGTACTCTCGGTCTATATCATCCTGGGTATGAGTCCCCATGGCGATCATAGCGTCGTATTCTTCTTTGGTATGTATCTTTACATAGTTATCAGCCTGGGGGTCTGTCCCTTGCAGGTGAGATACGTACCAATCTGGATCCTTCTTACAGTGGAGCATCATCTCATAGAAGTGGTTACGACCATTAGGTGTGCTGTTCACTATACACCAAGAACCTGCTCTACGGAGGGCTGGGGTTACGTTGGCATATGCCTGAGGATCACTAAACGCAAACTCAGAGAATATGATACCAGTGGGCGATATACCACGAGCCTTATCTGGATCCTTATCCAAACCAATGAGGCGGATGGTGGAGTTGTTATATAACTCTATAACCATCTCTTGGTTGTTTATTCTTTTAACTAAACCTAAACCTGGGATCATGTCATCATCTG